CTCGACCCCTGATTGCTTCGGGGTGATCCAATGACGGCCCCCCTGATCCTCGCGCTCGATATCTCGAAGACCTGCACTGGCGTGGCGTTCGGCCGGCCAGGGCAGGCGCCGACCTTCCTTTCCATCAAGGGCGCGGACATCGACGAGACGGCCGCCATGATGAAGCTCGGGCAATGGCTCATCGAATGGTCGAAGGTCGAGAAGCCGGATTTCGTCTTCTACGAGGCGCCGATCGACCGCGTGCTCTCCTCGGCTCACACGACCATCGTTCTCGCCAAGATGACCGGCATGGTTGAGTTCATCTTCGGCATGAAGGGCGTGCCGGCGCGCAAGACCAACATCCAGAAGGTCCGCGCGACGTTCCTTGGCCAGGGCCGCCCGGACGACCCCAAGCAGCACGCGAAGCTGATGTGCGAGGCGCTCGGCTGGTCTCCCAAGAATCTCGACGAGGCTGACGCGGGCGGCGTCTTCTATTTCGGCGGCATCCAGGTTGGTGGCGGGGCCGCGACCTTCGCAAGCCCCATGCTCAAGGCTCAGGTAGCGGAGCAGGCCGAGGCGCTTCGGATCGAGCGCATGGCCAAGAAGAGGGCGCGCGCATGATCGACGCCCTCCGCGATATCCAAACCCTGCCGGGAGGTGAGTTCATGGCCGCGTGTATCGACGCGGTTGAAAAGGAATGCAGGAATATCCGACGCCGAGAGGAATCGGCCGCCGAGCGCGGGCAAGCGGTGTGCCCCGAGAATTTAAGGCAGGCCGCGCTGTTGGCAGCGGCTGCCGAGATGATCGCTGTACTGAAGTCGCAAGGTGATTGGGCCGCCTCTGAAGGAAAGGAGCCCCACTTCGTTGTGAAGAGGGCCGTCAGCTTCGGCCGGGCCGCCTTCCAGAAGATTGATCGCGGGGTCCCCCGCCAGGAGGCGGCATGACAGGAGAGAACACCATCAGCATCCGTTCGCGCGCGACGCAGATCGCGCTGCTCGCGCGTGAAGGTATGTCGAGCCGAGAAATGGCCGAGCATCTCGGGGTCAGGCGCCAGTACATCTGCCGTCTCGCCAAGCGCTTCAATATCCCGCTGGCTCGATCAGGAAGCCGCAATTTCAGCCTCTACACCTCGGATCGCCGGGCACGAGTGGTTCAGGAGCTCGCGCGGGAGGCTGGCGTCAGCCCTGGAACGATGGTCGAGCGCATGCTCCGAGTTGTCGTGGACGACGGGGCAGATCAGGCACGTAAGCGGCTTGGGAAACTCGCTCTTCCCCGGGAGACGCGCCAATGACGCACGACCCCGACGTCGAGGTCTGGATCGACCAGGCCCGCTCCGCCGACATCATGGAGATTGCGACGCAGCTCGGCGCTCAGTTGCGCCGGTCGGGCGGGGAGTGGGTTGGCCCATGTCCGCGCTGCAACGGCCAAGATCGCTTTGCGGTGAAGCCTTCCGAGCAGGTGTTCAACTGTCGCGGGGCCGGTGGCGGCGACGTCATCGCGATGGTGATGCATTGCCAGGAGGTGGAGTTCATCCCGGCGTGCGAGATCATCGTCGGCAGCCCGCCGCCGCGGCGCGAGAGCCAGGTCAGGCCAGCCGACCCCGACGTCATGCGCGAACGCCGCGAGGAGCGGAAGGATCAGGAGATCGCCCGCGCCGAGGCCGAGCAGGCGAAGCAGGAACGGTCTTCCGATCGTGCGGCGCGGATCTTCGAGGAATCGAGGCCAATCGCCGGCACGCTGGCCGAGTCTTATCTGCGCCGCCGGCGGATCGTTCTCCCGCCCGGTATGATTGACGACCTGCGGTTCGCACAGGGACTGGAATATCGCGGATACCCGGACGCTGACGCGGACGAGGAAGTCCCGCTCGGTGTCTTCCCCTGCATGGTCGCCCTGATCCGCGACGTCGCCGGTGCCATCATCGGGCTGCATCGCACCTATCTGGACCCGAACGAGCCGGCCAAGCTGAAGCCGCCGGGTGATCGACGACAGAACAAGGCCAAGAAGAGCTTTGGGACAGTCGTCGGCGGCGCTGTGCGGCTGGGCCCGGTCAAGCCCGTCATGGTGATAGGCGAGGGGATCGAGACGGTTGCCTCCTGGTTCGGGCTGGACGATCGAGGGCCTCCGGACGTTGGCATCATGAGCGCGATCTCACTGGGCAACCTCTCGGGCCACCCAGCCGCGCGCGTTCCGCACCCGTCGGGCCGCGGTACGATTCCGAACGGCCGCCCCGACATGGCAAAGCCCGGCATCATTCTTCCCGACGAGGTCGAGGAGGTCATCCTGCTGGGCGATGGTGACAGCGAGCCGATCGCGACCCATGCTCACCTCCTCACCGCGGCCCGGCGCTTCCAGGAGCAGGGCAGGCGGGTGCTCATCGACTTCGCCCCGCCGAAGACTGACTGGAACGACGTACTGATCGAAATTCGGAGGGCGGCATGAAGCGCATGCAGGCCCTCCTCCGACATAGCGGCGATCGTGAACTGCCGCGAGAGGAGCAGATAGCTCGCTCGCTGTGCGAAAAGCTGAACGACAGCGGATGCACCTGCCGGAAATACAGTGCCCCGGGTACCTGCTCCCGCATGGTCTTCGTCGCCAAACACGCGATCAAGCTTGTTCGCGGGGAGGCGGAATGACCACCATCATCGTCTGCGGCGGGCGATCGTACGGTCTAGTACCACGCGGTATGCCGACAGAGACACGACGGCATGACACCGAAGTGGCATTGCGCGAGCGCGCGCGGCTGGAGGTCGTGCTCGATGCCGCAGTGGAGAGGCTGGGCCTGTCCAGGGTCGTCGCTGGGGATGCCACTGGAGCCGACAATTTTGCCATCGCTTGGGCGCAGCAACGCGGAATCGACTTCGTGGTCTACGAGGCCAACTGGGCTGAGCATGGGGATCGAGCGGGTCCTATCCGCAACCGCGCCATGCTTGACCAGGAACTCCCCTCGGCCGTCATCGCCTTCCCGGGTTCCAAGGGCACGCGCAACATGTGCGACATCGCCGAGCGGGCCGGCGTTCGCGTCATCAAGGTTGATTGGTGATGCTCACGCTCAGACCAATTCAGACGCTCGAAGAGTTCGAGGCCGAAGCGGAAGCGATGATGTTTCCGGAGTTCCGGTCGAAGTTCGGCGCCATCTCGTGGCGCGATACCTTCGCGCCGGCCAAGCAGCATTACGAGTGGCTGATCAAGGGCATCATCCCATCGCGCGAGGCGGTGCTGATCTACGGCGCCCCCCAGACGGGCAAGAGCTTCGAGACGCAGAACCTCGCGATGCACATCGCTCGCGGCATCGACTTCCAGGGCCGCCGAACCAAGAAGGCCGGCGTGGTCTATTGCGCCTTCGAGGGGGGCAAGGGCTTCAAGGGCCGCCAGATCGCCTATGCCAATCATCATGGCATGACGCCGGATGACGACGTCGACATGGTGGTTCTCACCCGCCGCGCCGACCTCTTCGGCAACGACGAGGACATTAATGGCCTGATCGAAGAGATCCGTCACTGGAAGGGCGTTTTCACCAGCGAGCTCGGGCTCGTCGTGCTCGACACCTGGTCAGCGGCGACACCCGGCGCCGACGAGAACGCCGGCAAGGACGTCTCCCGTGTGAAAGAGCGGGTGATGCGAATCGTGACTGAACTCGGCTGCGCGGTTATCGTCGTCCACCACAAGCCAGCGGCCGGCGGGCGGCCGCGCGGGCATGGTTCGCTGACCGGCGATTTCGAGACCACGATCGACATCGATTGGGTTACCGAGAGCGGCACACGCCAGGATGCCCCACGCGGGCCGCACAACAGCGTCAAAGATCAGGACAAGCGTCCCATCCGCATGGCGAAGGTCACGAAGCAGCGCGAGGGCGAGCAGGGCCTCTCATGGCGGTTCGTGCTGCGGCAGGAGAAGATCGGCGTGGACGCGGACGGTGACCCCGTCACGTCCTGCGTCTCGGTGCTGCCTGCCGGGGTGTCTGCGGAAGAGCGCGAGGCCCCAACCAGCGGCGGCCCGGCCAAGACCGAAGACGGTCGCTTCATACTCAAGCAGAATCTCGCCACCGCATTCCGTGCGCTTTGCAACGCGCTCGGCGAGAAGGGTAGGGACGCGCCTCCGAACCTGCGCATCCCGCCTCGGACGAAGGTGACGACGCTCGCCGAGTGGCGCGACGAATACGAGCGCCTGGCAGCCGGCGAGGATGAGGACCCGGAGAAGCTGAAGGAGCGGGTGAAAAAGGCCCGCGACCGGGCGGCCGAGCGCCTCCTCCTGTCGGGCTTCATCGGCAAGGACGGCGACTGGGTTTGGCGCACCGGAAAGCCGGTGATGGGCGTTGACCCGCCGCGCGTCCAGCAGAAGGCGGAGAGTGCCAATCCTGCGCTCGATGAGTTCGACGGCTCCGGCGAGTTCAAGTGGTGATCGTCCCTGTGGCTTGTCGTCTTGTCCCTCTGATTTCCAATTCTGTCCCTGTGAGCAGGAATTGTCCCTGTGAATGACATGAGCGCTATCCCCGGCTTTGCTGGCTGGGCAGACGACATCAAGAGCCGCGCGGAGGTGGTGACCGAGGCCGGAATTCCGGCCGCGTGGACGCCCGAGCATGTTCAGGCTCGGCTGGTCGAGGCCTTCGATATCCTAGCTCGATCCGGGACACGCGTCGGGCCCCGGCAGCATGCCAATGGGTGGCCGGCCATGGTCCACGAGTTCGCCGATCTCGTCGACGCACAGGCCCGCGCTATCGTGGAGAAGGAGAAACAGCAGGAGCGTTCAGCGCGTCCCACCTCCGATGAACTCTCGCGCATGAACGAGGCGCTAGCCTGGCCGCTGCACCATCTCGACGGCCGGCCGCTCCAGTCCGACGCGCTGATGCTCTGGGCCTATGCGACCGCTCTCGGCCGCGACATGGCCGCGATGCTGCATGCTCGGAAGAAGCGGGCGATGGCTCTGGCCGAGGAGATGGCGCGCCGGCACAATGCGCCGCCGCATATCCACGACGGCAAGGTGAAGGACACCCGCGACCCGGCCGTCCTGGCGGCATATGAGCGTCGGCGCGAGATCGCCCGCGAGGTATCCGCGACGGTTTCGGCTTCCGAAGCGCTTGCGGTGCTGCGCTCCCGCTGCCGGGACGCCGGCTGCCTGCCGCTGATCGTGAAGCCGCACGAGGCGATGCCTGGCCGCTGCCTGTCCCGCACGAACCTCGACCGTCAGCGGAAGATAGCCGCGGCGGCGGTGGCCGCCGGCCTAAAGCGGGCCGGCGTGGCGGTCAGATGACGTCAGTGCGCGAGCGTGCGGACGATTCTCGGGCGGGAAACCGGGTCGAGAGTCCTTGACCTATCGACGCCGCGGTCGACTACGGTTTTCTCGGGAGAGACGCCAACCGCATTGCGGAACTCGCGGGCGCGATCGATCTGCGCGCGGAAATCCTCCGATGCGCCATTCGGGTAGCTACGAGCCTTTTCGATCTTTTCGGCGAGAGACATCGTTTTTCCCCTAATTCACATGCCGGCTGTATAGGAATGCCTGGATGCGACCGCGACCCAGATACTCCGACAATGTGTCACTGTAACGCCTGACGGCCTTCTGCAGATCCGCATCGAGACCGTAGTCGTCAATGTCCAACCGGCAGAGGTCCCTCAAGGTCCGCATCCCTATCATGCGCCCATGAGAGTGCCAGTGCACATTGTTCGATAGCAGCTCTGCAATTTCCTTGGCCCGTGCCTCTTTTTCCTCGCGAGTCACGAGCGCCCCCGGATTGTTGGTCCGGTGGGTTAACCAATCCTTAAATTTGTATTGGACAAGCCATTTCTTCAGCAGGGCGATCGAGAGGTCCTTTGCCTGCTCGTAGAAGCGCAGCATGGCAAGGTCCTGCTTCATGAGCCATTCGAACTCGACAGGTGTGATCGTGTTGTTGGCCGACTTCTCGATGATGGCGTTGACCTTATCGATATGTCCCAATGCTGGCACGAGGAACTTGTCCTCGCGGTCAGGTACCTGCGGGTCGATCGGTCCGAGCGAGGACGAGTAGTCCATGTAGATCTTGTCGCCGGACAGGCAGAAGATGGTCCCTGCTGACATGGCAGCTATCGGCACGACAAAATAAACGAGATCGTAGTGGTTGCGTACGACCTCGACGAGCTTCTCGACGGCTTCGGCTTGGCCGCCAGGTGTCGTCAAAAATATCGCGAGAGCATTCTTTTTCTCGGGTCTCTGCGAGAGCTTTTCGACGACCTCGCGGAACCACGAGAACAGGTTCATCCTGATCTCGCTATTGAAGTACATAATGTCGGCATCGAGCTTTTGCTCTAGTTCTTCTTCTGCCTCGCGAACGACTTGAAAGATCAGGTCATCATACGCAGCCACAGACATCCCTCCCCAAGGTGTCTCTGCGGTATCACGCCATTTCGATTCTCGAAAGACGCTGGGGCCTTCGCAATTCAGCTATCCCGTGCGCCGATGCGCAGCCCGTTGTCCCTCTGGCACCCGGATTTGTCCCTCTGAGCGCCCAACCTGTCCCTGTGGCGGAGGAAAATTCGCCCCTCCGGCACCCACCCCATGGAGCGGTTGCCACCTTGCTCGAGCGCATGATTTTGGGTGGTTGTCAGAAGCCCAGATTGCAGGCATCCAATCGTCATCGTCGCGAAACGTGTGGCTCGGCCGGTTGCCGCAGAAACCCGTCAAGCGAAATGCACCCCTCGGCCCATCGGTCACGCACCGAAAAATGTCGGCAAGCGGCAACCACTCTATAGGCGGTTGCCACCTCGACAGGCCCCCGCGACGATGCCTCTTGCGAGGCGATAATTTTTTCGGCTTTGTTCGTGGAGCAGCCTTCTCGGAACCTCCACCGATATCTGTCCACTGACGGTGGCTGGGCGGCGCGTCAGCGACCGCCAGAACTGACAGGCGGCTCACCCGGTCGGACCGGGAGCCAACGATCCAGGATAGAGCTCTACGACCCCACGCGCGACGCTGACGCGCGCGCTGACGACCGCATCCACCGAGAGCCTCTCCTTCGAGGGCGATTTATTTCTCCCGCTTCGGAGCGTTGACATGCACGCCCGTGTAGACCTGAGCGCGATCCAGAACCTCGCCAACGTGATGGCCGCGGCTGGTGCTCAGGTCCCGACCGCTGCTGCTCGAGCCCTGAACCACACGGTGGCGAAGGCTCGCACGCAGATGATCCGACAGGTGGTCGGGTCAACGGGATTGAAGTACGGCACGATCCGACGTGCCCTGATCGTCGAGAAGGCAAAGCCGGGGAGCCTTGTCGCTGCGGTCTACAGCAAAGGCGGTGACGTCGGGCTCAAGCATTTCAAGGCGAGGGAGACTGCAGCAGGCGTGTCCGCTGCCCCGCGCAACCATCGCCAGGTGTTCGCCGGCTCATTCCAGAAGGGCGGTCAGTTCCCAACTCGCGTCGCCCTGCGCCTCGGTGGCCATGTGTACCGTCGCGCTGGCAAGGGCCGGCTCCCTCTGGTGAAGCAGAAGTCCGGTGTCTTCATCCCTGAAGACATGGTCGAGGGAGCCAGCGAGGCTGCGTTCTACAAAGTCGCGCAGTCCGATCTGCCCGCCCGGCTCGCCCATGAGCTCTACAGGGTCATAGGCTAGAAGCCTCTAGGAAGGCCGTAGACGGGCGGCGTCATCCAATGGCCCCGCCCCGCCCCGTTCCATTCGAGGGCATCAGGCGCCCTCCTGCGCCCGCGCGCGAGGCATTCTAGACCCCTCAAGGGACCGTACCCCAGAGGGCCGGGACGGCGCGGCGCGAAGGCCCGATATCCTCGCAAATGTGGGAGGACCGAAAACCGAGTTTCGTTTCGGCGGGCGCCGGCTGTATCCTGCTGTCGATCGCGAGCATCAGGAGATCGGATGGCCCAGGCTGAATTGACCTGTAAGGGGTGCCGGGCTGACTTTGCCGCGACGTTTGTCACTCGCAGGCCGCTGTATTGCGAAGCGTGCAGCCCAAAGAGACGCCGACTCGAATGCCGGGATTGCGGGACAGGGCTCGGCAAAGATGCTGATCCTCTCAGCCACAGGCAAATCTGCGATGCGTGCCGAAAGGCGAAGGAGGCTTCTAAGTCTCGACGGCGAACGCTGAGCCGAAATCCAACCGCTGGACGCCGCTTGAAGCTGACTGCTGAGGAGCGCGCCGCGGCCCTACGATCTCGGCGCGAGAGAGAAAACGCAAGCAGGCGACGGCAACATGCGGAATGTCATGCTGAGCGCCTCAGGGTAAAAGCTGCAACGAAGGAAGCGCAGCGGGTTGATCGGCAAGACCAGAAGTTGGCCGCTCGTGCCGAAGCTATTCGTCTTCGACCATGGCTGGCGGCCTCGACAGCTGCTGAGCGGAATAAGCTCAGGCGCCAGCATGATCCCGAATTTGCCTTGCGCGAAAGGCTTCGCCTTCACGGCCGCAAGCGACGGCAGTTTCGCAACCTCGAACACGCTGTAAGGAAAGCGCTCGGCACCAACAAAATGGGCGCGGTCTACCGGACGATGCTCGGATACGACGCCGCGCAGTTGAAAGCGCACATCGAAAGCCGGTTCACAGTCGGTATGGACTGGCTTCGCTTCCTTGCAGGCGACATTCATATCGACCACATCGTTCCGGTCGCCGCATTCGACTTCGATGATGCCGCGCAGATCCGCACGGCATGGGCGCTGGGCAATCTGCAGCCGCTTTGGGCATCAGAAAACATCCGCAAGGGCGCGAGGCATGGGGCGAAAGACTTCAACCCCCGGCGCTCTTCTGGCCGCGAGCGAGATAGCCGGATCGATGGGGGTGACGGCGGTCTATATCCGCAAACTAGCTCGTGATGGATGGTTCAAACCGGTTGCTAGGGGGCAGTTCGATGCTCGCGACGTGATCGGCGGGATCTATCGGTTCCTAAAGGACGAATCGCGCCGCTCGACCAAGTCCGAGGCTGCGTCTCGCGTCACAAGCGCGAGGACGCAGGAGATCGAGCTCCGTATCCTCGACCGCTCCGGCGAGCTCGTCACGCATGCGCGGACGGAGGGGCTGGCGGTCGTTGACATGGCGCTCGGCGGGCTTCGGGCTGACCTCGCGGCGGCGCCGGCGCGCATCACATCTGACCTTGAGCTGCGGCGAAAG